CATAATGAACGTATTGCTGATATTGCTCTGACTGAGTCAGATGACTCGCGTGAAGATATTGACTCTGATGCATCCCGATGTTCCTTACCCCTCAAGCTCAAAGTTCAGGATCTCTTTTATACATACGATGTTCACACAAAGCCGGTTCTTAATGGCGTTAACTTTAAGGTTGCCGCCGGAGAAAGCGTTGCAATAGTGGGCGCTTCAGGCAGGGGAAAAACTACTCTGATGAAAATCCTCTCAGGACTTTATTCCCCTACGTCAGGCACAATTTTCGCTGATGATATAGATATCAACGCATTCGGAAGAAAAAAATATCAAAAGCGGATTGGCTGCGTACTGCAGGATGACAGGCTTTTTGCGGGATCAATTCGGGATAACATTGTGGGTTTTACCCCTGATTATGATACTGAATGGATGGAGCAGTGCGCACGGAGCAGCTTTATTCATGATGATATTATGGCGATGCCAATGGGATACAATACCTTGGTGGGTGAATTGGGCGATGGTCTCTCGGGTGGACAAAAGCAACGGCTGTTTATTGCCCGCGCACTATTTCGTAAGCCGGGAATGTTGTTGCTGGATGAAGCCACCAGTCATCTTGATCAGGAGAGTGAAAGAGCCGTTAATGATGCCGTCCAGCAGCTTAATATTACGCGAATTATCATTGCTCACCGCCCCTCCACCATTGCGTCGGCTGATCGCGTTATACATCTTTAATAGCACTGGCAAGTCCGGTTAAATGTTACCCAGATTATTTGATGCCAATTCTTCTGCTGTCATGAAATAATCAGCCAGGCTGAACCGTACCGGTTTTGTTGGAGAGTTTTTAGCCCGGGAACGCAGGATTCTTACTGCTTCGCCTCTGCCGGCACTGCCGTATCTGAGACCAGCCCCATAAAAAATCGCCATCTTTAGCGTGCTGAACATTAATAAAATGTTCACATTTTACGGCAAATGCACAGGCTCCAGCAGGGGACCAGGTACCTCTTAAGCATGAAAAAATACCGTTCTGCAAGCCAGCACGCACTGCAGAAGGCAAAAAAATGGCTCCTGAAAGGGAGTCAGAAAAAACGCAGTGGTCTGGGTCGTTGCATATCTCTGGTGAAGGATGTTTTAAGTATCGGCAGGTTTGCAGCGGGCATAAGCCTTAGTACCACGATTTTTTCCGTACCCGCCAGGCATCACACTTTTGACATAACAGTGTCTCCCCGCCGTGCCCTTCATCAGCGATGCTGACGCTTCCGGCCCGTTTAGGCAGTTTTCCCCCAGCCAGACGCTTGCCCCTGATTATTCCGGCATATCTGCATGGGTGTACGGTGAGATCTGTTCTTCACGGGCTAGGAAATACAGACACTGTAAACGTCCTTTCTGGCACAAAGCAGACGTGCACCCTCGCTTCAGGTCCCACACGCACTGTGGAAGCTAAAACTGGCACGGTTCATAGAGAAGGTGCTTACTCAGCCATAATTATCGTCAGAGTTGCCATTTTGAACCCTCCATTTTGGGTGCTTTAGCAAGCATTTTTTAATTTTTGCTTGCTAAGGTATATGATGATGAAGACAATATCCTCATCACATCAGCGCGGAATTCAATATGACTATCAAAGACGAATCACCTCAGGCGAAAGGCGGAAAAGCCCGAGCGGAGAAAATGACGCCTGATGAGCGAAAAGCTGTCGCTCAAAATGCAGCCAATAAGCGTTGGGAAAAAATCAAAAATAATCTTCCATCCGCTCAGTTCGAAGGTGTACTAAAAATCAATGACACTGAATTGGAAGTGGCCGTTCTTAACAATGGCAAGCGCATCATCTCTCAGTCCTCCGTTTTCAAAGCTCTTGGTCGACCAAGTCGAGGTGTCAGAGCAACGATTGACGGCGAGATCAAACTGCCTGCTTTTATGGATGCTGCGAACCTACTTCCTTATCTTAATCATGACCTTATGGAAGCGATCAAACGCGAGCGTTTTACCGATAATTCAGGTGCAACGCTTGAAGGATATGATGCATCAATTTTGCCATTAGTATGTGATGTTTATCTAAAAGCTCGTCAGGATGGGGCACTTAAAGCAAACCAAATGGATACTGCTCAAAAAGCCGAAATCCTGGTTCGCTCACTTGCGAAGGTAGGGATCATTGCACTTGTCGATGAGGCAACGGGCTATCAGGAAATCCGTCCTAAGGATGCATTACAAGCTTATCTGGACAAAATTATTAGCAAAGAACTCGCTGCGTGGGCGAAAAAGTTCCCTGATGAGTTTTATGAAAATATTTATAAGTTGAGAAACTGGCCATGGAGTGGCATGAGTAAAAACCGATTCAGTGTGGTTGCCCATTATACTCGTGATCTTGTTTATGAACGACTCGGTGACTCTATCCTTCAAGAACTTGAGAAAAAAACGCCAAAACAATCCAATGGCCATCGGAAAAATAAAATGCATCAATGGCTTACTGATGATGTTGGCAACCCTATGTTATCACAGCATTTGCATTCTTTAATTATGATTCAGCGTTTAGCCATCGCTAACGGGTATGGATGGAATCGTTTTATAAAAATGGTTGACCAGGTGATGCCACGTAAAGGTGGCACATTTGAACTTGAACTGAACGATACATCCCGGGAACAGTAATCTACTTATAATGACGAAAATTTAGGAGAGTTGTTTAATCTGACGCTTGTTAAGCATTTGTCAAAGTACATGAGTTTAGAGACAGCAGAGCACCACGCTATGAGGCTATTGCGAATGCTACTGTTAATAGTTACAAGGGCGATGAAGTTGCACTGACATGTGGCTGGCATCGTTTGGTTCGTACAAAAAGCGGAAAAAAGCTGATGCAGCGCAACATATCTTCTTGTCAGGGTTGAAAGCTCACGATACCAGGCGTATCAAAAAAGGCGGCACTTTTGCCATTCTATTAGGAAAAGGAATTATGGCGGATAGAAGACCACTCAATCCTGGCGTAGTTGTTCCTAAACCCGGCGGTGGTACCCAGCCCCGCGATCGTAACAATGATGGAAGAGTTCGGGAGAAACGCTCGGATGCGGGGAAACCACGTAAATAATTTTAAGCCGCCTCTGGGCGGCTTTTTCTTATGACGATCCAGCCTTAATCAGGATTAACCCTATTATATTCAATTCGTTTGATAAAATGTCAGCGTCCGCTTCTGGCACTCAGCGGACTTACGTAAAAGCCAACGTCCGCTATGAGCGAATAGCGGACATTCATATTTTGGAACTGAGCCATATACCTGGCGGTAAATCAGCCATTATTTCGCCATGCATCATGAACGCCTTGTTCTGATCACTGGCGTACGCAGAATGCCGCCATTTACGGTAACGTTCGCTTCAACGGATATGGTGCCGGAAAAATAATAGATAAGTAATTTTTTCGGCTTTTACGATGGAAGAATGTCAGAAGCTATTGTTCCCTCAATGCGGCAGGCTACTGCCAGAGCCATTTGAGACATGACGTGAGTAGCGCGATGAGGCCGGTCAAAGCTTACATAACGGTTAGGAATGCCTTCCAGAGCATTTCGATCGGGAGACATGACTCTGAGGTCGGGAACGCTTGTCCGGACAAGGCGCGCTTCGTCTTCATCCTGACAGAGCTTCATCATTTGTGAGGCTTTAACACGCAATTCAGCCATCATTTTCATATACGTTCTGTGAGCCACCAGGGGGGCTGGAATTTTCATCGCCTCTGATACCGGCCTCTTCTGCACTGATAATTATGTTCGCCAGTAATAATTATGCTGAATGCTATCGGGAAGGGAGCTTAAGGCCGAGGATTTTCAGAAAAATGAATGTTTTGCTCATATAAAATGTTTTTTTGGGTAGAGGTTTAATATGAAAATGAAAGTTTCTCTTGTATTGATTCCAGTTATGCTCAGTGGTTGTGCTTTATTTCTTCCAGACAAGGATGCCGTTACCATCAGCTTCTCTGGTGAAATTCCTGATTCATCCAGAGTTTATGCTATTGTACCTGGAGGTGAAAAAGAAATCAAAAAGCACTCTGTTGTTTATGCAGCTTTTAAAAAAGCACTCAGCGAATCACTGACAGCAAACGGCTATGATGTTAGATCAACATTTGGTGATGTCCAGCAGGTGATAAAAATTGGCATAGACCCTGTCAGGTCATTTACCACCAGTTACACATACAAATCACCAATTTATGGGGTCACGTCTATCCATAACGAAGTCACAAAAATTTATGATAGCGATAAGCATGAAATGGTGAGTACAGAGAAAATGGTTCCTGATTATGGTATTACAGGCTATGAGGATAAGACAAGTTACAATACATGGTATTACACAGAAGTTGACCTGTATTATTATAGTCGCGATGAAAAAGGCAAGGAAAAATACTTAGGGTATACGTCTGTTAAACTTGACTCACAGTGGAAAATTGATCAAAAGGCCATGGTATGCCTTGCTCAATTTGTCAGACCTTATCTTTTCCCCTTAACGCATAATGATATTAAACTGAAAAGCTATCGGTGGCAGATGAAGAATAAATGTAAGTAAAGATAGTTTCACCCGATGCATTTTTTCCTGCCTGAAAAGAAATCAGGCAAGGTAGATTCATTATTGAAACTACTTATTAGCCTATCGTCATCCTGTCACAACTCCTCACTTGCCTTCCCGCTACACCTCCCAACCATGCGCGCCAGCATACCGTAAAGCGTGATGCTTTCCCGGGTACTGGTGATTTTATCTGTAAGTGACAGGCAGTTTATGAGTGAGCCCTTGCCAGACTTTCACTTCAAATCAGGGTGTAAGTCGGTTGTAAGCACGCCATTCTGGTAATAATCATTAAAATGAATTTTAAAGATCTGAAGTTAAGAAAGTTGCCTAGGCAAAGTTCTTAAATTAATTTCCGTTATTACTCGTATCAGAGAGTCTGTGCAATCAATTTGCGTATCACTCCCAATGCGGGAATGTTAAAGGATGTTTCTCAGGTAACGAATTTCGAAACATACATTATGAAACGATGAATTTAAGTGCTTTGAATGTTCGCTGCACTGTTTTATCTTTTTGTGCTGAACGTTGGGCAGGAGAGGTTTAATAGGATGTTTCGTCGTGAAAATTGCGTACTTGTCGTAGGCAAGGAAAATATTCTTCATCAGGGCTTATTTTATCTGATTGAGAGGGAAGGGTTGATGTGCAGTAAAAAAACGATATTTGCTGAAAACATGGCTCAGCTGACACACTGCCAGCCAGCTTTTCTTCAGGGGAATTACGCCCTTTCGTTGATATGTATTTCGGGAAAGGACTTTTTTCCTGAATGGGTTAGTTTACTCGTAAAGGTGACCTTTGATTCGGGGGGTAGTGTCATCATTTTCACTGATAAATATGATACTCTTACCTGCCAGAGGAAAAAAACTATCGAACGGATAACAGATCTCGACTTCATTCTCCATCCAGGCCTTCCGGTAGCGTATGTCAGCCATGTAATTCAACTCAAAATGGAAAGTGAAAGTCTTCAGAAAATGAAGTGCAAGCTGTCTGCCCGGGAGATGACTATTTTAGATAGCTTTATCAGCGGAGTCAGCGCAGCCAGACAAGCCACTCTCCTCGGCATCACTCTCAAGACACTTTATCAACACCGGAAAAACTGTGCTAATAAGCTTGGATTAAGCAATCTTAAAGAGCTGTTATACATGTGATTTTCAGAAGTTGAGGATGTTTTTCAAATGCCTGTGATTAATACTCATAAAACAGATTGGTTTAGAATCCTGTGTGATTTAAATCGCAAAGGTCACTCGCTGCAGGTCATAGCTGAAGAGTTGAATGTAGTACCCTCTACGCTTATAGGCTGGAAAAGAGGTTCGGTGCCTTTACATCATACGGGGGAAGCACTTATTGATATGTGGTGCCGTGAAACGGGCAAAGCAAGGCATGAAGTCCCAAAAGAAAAATTGCTACAGAAATTCATCTTTCATCCTGTAAGTCGATCCTGAAGATATTCAGAAATCTGAATGGGATGTCATGCAAAGTGCCGGTAACCTCTTACCGGCACCGAGTCATTACAATGAAGCTTGAAACCGTTGTAAAATATCATTGCCCGCGTTCTGTTACCCCATTTATACGCCGGTCATCCCTGTCACCTGATGCCATGAATAGCAGCGATATTATGGCCGCACTGGGCATGACACTGAAGCGCGCACCTCTGGGTTATTCCGCTTTTTTTGGCAAAATGAATCTTAGCTCCCATGACAGAGACCGGGCTATCAGGCTTCTGGCCGAAGCTGGCCTTCAGGCATCCGTGTATTATCCTGCACTCACAAAGCTCCCGGAAGAGGAGCTTAAAGCCGTCATCACTGTTATAGCATGCTACGCCTTCCTCGATTACGCGCGCAGTCCTGATACTGAATCGCTATGCCATACCTGCAATGGTTCCGGGCTGTGGAAAGGAAAATGCTGCTGCAAATGTGATGGAAAGGGTGTGCTGCGGGCAGCATGCAAAGACTGTAAAGGTCGTGGCCACTCTGTTAACAGGACGTTAACCCGGTTTCAGGGGGTACCAGTTTATCAGCCCTGCAAGCGGTGTTCAGGCAGGGGCGTTCAGCGCTTACCTTCGACTGCCGTATTCAGAGCCGTATGCCAGGTCACTCAGGCTATTTCGGCAGATACTTGGAACAAAAGCGTAAAACAACTTCTTGATTTTCTCATCACCGTACTGCATCAGGAAGAGGCATGGGCAGAAAAGCAGCTGTCGCGCATTACTAAATAGCAAGCGATAAAAAAGGTAACTATATTATCGTAAGCTATTTACTTTTCCATTATTTGTGTTAATTTAACTCTAACGATGGGTAAATGACCCTCGAGAGATTTTTTATTCAGCCCTGATATCACTGTCAGGGCTTTTTTTATGGCTGGATGCCTTCCCTGTGTCCTGCTCATCCACCGGCTCCAGCCTTCTTTCTTCACCCCCCTTCGCGGCAAATTCTGATGAGCAAACTGACTACTGGTATTGCATACAGCGCCTCTGCTGGTGAGATAGCCCATGGTGTTCTTACTTATTTCAGTCCGGAGGAATGGAGTGCTGTGGGCGTTCTGATTGGCATCGGCATGGCTTTCGTTACCTGTGCCATAAACTGGTATTACAGGCGTAAGGCGACACTGGCTGAAATCAGTGCTTTGCGCTGCAAGCCACGTGATGTACCACGCTGAGGTATGGCTATATCCCCTGTTATGCGTAAAAGACTGCTGGCCACAGCAGGTGCGGGTGCATTTACCCTCGCAATTACACTCCTCGGCGGCGCGGATGGGCTCGAAGGGCGGCGTTATGTGCCGTACCAGGATGTCGCTGGCGTGCTCACCGTCTGTGACGGGCACACCGGTGCGGATATTGTCAGACACAAAACGTATACCGATCAGGAATGTGACAGCCTGCTGCGTGCTGACCTCAAACCCGTTCAGGAAAAAGTTGATAGTCTCGTTACCGTTTCTCTCAGTGAATACCGCCGTGCCGCGCTCTACAGCTTTGCCTATAACACCGGTACTGACGCTTTTTCCCGATCTTCTCTTCTTAGAAAACTTAACGCAGGCGACACAACAGGGGCGTGCAACGAATTGCGGCGCTGGGTCTTTGCCGGAGGAAAGAAGTGGGGAGGGCTGATGAACCGCCGTGAAACTGAGCGTGCACTTTGTCTGAAAGAGAACGGCGATGACCTTTAGCAGAATCAAGTGGGATGTCATCGTCATCGTGCTATTGCTTGTTCTGGCAACAGGGCTTGGTGTCACAGTGAAGCTTCAGTCCTCATCAAATGCCCGTCTGAACGAGCAGAAAAATCAGTTACAGAGGGAAAAAGCCTCAGCGGAAGCTATCACGAATAACGTTCTCAAAACGACGACACTCTTTAACGACATTGCCCGGGCAACCCAGAATTATAAACAGGCAAACCATGCAGAAAGCGAACGCAGGGTGGTTGTTATCCGTAAGCTTGTCAAAGGCAACCAATGTGCCTCTGAGCCTGTTCCTCATCATGCTACTGACCAGCTGCGCGAGCACCTCGACAAATTACGTTCAGGTTCCGCCAGTGCCAATACCGTTAAGTCTGCTGGCTGACTGCGAAGTGCCGCCTATCCCAGAGCCGCTGACCTGGGGAGACAGTCTGGAGCTTAATGAACAACTGCTGACGGCACTGCAGAAGTGCAATAATGACAAAGCGGCTTTACGCGATATAGAGCGGTTCCGCGCAGCGTCTAATGAAAGCACTCATCTTAAATGTTCCGATAAATGAGAATGATGCAAATGGAGTTTTCAATTTTATCCTCGTATGAATAAAGCAATAATGCCGCTTTTGTAAATTACCAGATAGGTGCTGTTGCTGAATTATAAAATTCAACTTCAATGCGGCGAGTTTGCAAAAAGCGGGTTGCATTAGCCATGCTCTCTCTATTGGTTGCTGAATTTTCATCGCCAAAAATCCCGACAAATATTTTACAGACGCTACTGTCTTGGATTTTGTCAAATATGTGTTTGTCGTTTTCAGCCATGGAGTGACCATGAATGAATAGGTAATCACCCAAGTTACTAATTGCTTGATAGCAAGCGTTTAAGTAAGGGTTGTGTTTGATCTTTTCCAGTTTCTTATCGGCTGTAGGTTCAGATACAAACAATGGAAATCGGTCGTGATTCAAAAGATTTCCCACTTGCTCGGAAATACTAATATTTAAAGCATCATTAAAAGTGTGTTTGCGAATCACAGTGCCGTCATCATATAAGTGAAGTCCGCCGTGCAAGAAAAACACATCTTGGGTTTGCCTTGCAATCCAACGATCCCCTAAGAAACCATCGTTGTTTATGTGATTATATGGTGAAACTTCTGTTTTATTGATAATCCAGTAAAGCAAGAGATCGTAATTCACCGTAAAAACCTTATCAAACTGGCTAATGAACGGTTTTGCTTTTGCATACTGTGATATAGTTACTTGACTAGAGCGAGAAGGATGGGAGAGAGTAATTGCTTGAATTAATGAGTCTTTCAGTTGCTCTTTATCTGCGTTAATGCTGTCAAGTATGGGCAGTTGTACATTGTATCCTCTGCATACAACCAAGGCAGATTCCAGAGCCTGCATTACCTTTTCGAAATCGTAAGTATATAATTCCCTGAAAATATTATATAACGCTTGATGCCTAACTCCGAAGTTAGCGCGCTGAAATAAATTCCTGTAATTGAATATATCGCTTCTCCAAGCTTGAGAAAATCCATTCCCCAACAAAATGGAAGGCACAGCTCCATCGATTGAATCAAGTTTTTGCTCAAATGAATCCAATGGCATTCAAATACTCCCTATATGTTTAGCGTTTTCTTGATTGACACTGATAACCTAAAATTTCATAAACTTAAATGCTCCTTACCGTTATCGGCCTCCATCAAAAAAATTTTAATAATTTTTATAGGTTGTAACACATGACCTTAAATGCTAAGCAAGAAATGTTCTGTCGCGAGTACCTCATCGATTTGAACGCAACGCAGGCGGCCATTCGGGCGGGGTACAGTGCAAAAACTGCGAATGAACAGGGTGCCCGTCTATTAGCAAATGTTAGCATTCAGATAAGAATCTCTGAACTGAAAGCACAGCGCAATGATCGAATCGATGTTGATGCTGATTATGTGCTGAGACGCTTGTTTGAGATTGACCAGATGGATGTGCTCGACATCATGACAGATGACATGAGCATCAAACCCGTATCGCAATGGCCTTCATCATGGCGTCGGTATCTGAGCGGATTCGATCTGGCTGAGATGTTTGATGGTCGGGGCGAAGAACGGGAAATGGTCGGTATCCTCAAAAAAATTAAATGGCCGGATAAAGTCAGGAATCTGGAGTTGCTCGGTAAACATATTACGGTACAGGCCTTCCGCGAGCAGGGTACGACCTCACTAACAGGCAAAGACGGCGGCCCGCTTGAGGTTGCGCTGCTTACACGCGAGGAATACCGGCAGGCCCGCCGGGAAATGCTGAAGGATGACGACTGCTGAATTCAGGAACGCCGCGCGCCGTATAGAGTGTGAAGAGGACGGGCTCTACTTTACCCGTTACTTCTTCAAGCAGCGCACCGGCAGCAGGATGATTGTCGCGCCTCATCATCAGGTGATACAACGAACGCTGGACCGGGTGATTGATGGTGATATCCGGCGACTCATCATCAATGTTCCTCCCGGATATACCAAGACGGAGATGGCCACCATCAACATGATGGGCCGTGGGCTTGCGCTGAACCGTCGTGCCCGCTTTATGCACCTGTCCTATTCCCACAACCTGGCATTACTGAACTCATCAACCACGCGCAGCATTGTGAAATCCGCAGCCTTTCAGGCCATGTGGCCAATGGCGCTGCGCGATGATGCAGACAGTAAAGCCATGTGGTGGACGGAATATGGTGGTGGCGTCTATGCCTCGTCCGCTGCCGGTCAGGTTACAGGCTTTCGTGCGGGGCATATGGAGCCGGGCTGGCAGGGCTGCCTGATTCTGGACGATGCCGTGAAACCCGACGACGCTTATAGCGAAGTCATCCGTGACGGGATCAATACCCGCTTCAACGAAACCATTCGCTCCCGTCTTGCCATTGAAACCACGCCCATCGTGGTCATCATGCAGCGTATACATTACCACGACCTGAGCGGGTACCTGTTACGGGGTGGTGGCGGGGAACAGTGGCATCACCTCAACCTGCCGGTATTGATTGATAACAGCGAACAGTATTCTGCGCTCTATCCGGAAAACTCGCACGCCATACCCATTAAACATGGTCTGCCTGATGGCTGGCTGTGGCCCTACAAGCACAACGAGTCGCATCGCGTTTCCCTGTTTTCACACCGGCGCACCGCTGAGGCACAGTACATGCAGCGCCCCCGGCGGTTCAACGCCGAAGGTGCGCTCTGGACCGAAGCTATGGTGTCCGGTGCGCGAGCGCTGGATATTGCCCTTCAGCCCTCACGTACTGTGGTCGCTATCGACCCTCAGGCAACCAACAGCGAAGAGAGTGACGAAACCGGTATTGTCGTGGCGAGCAGTTATGGCCGCGGTAATGATCGGCTGTTCTCAGCTGATGCGGATTACTCCGGGAGGTACTCGCCGAACGGCTGGGCTAAGCGGGCCATGCGGGCGTATGACGATCACCACGCTGAAGCTATTGTTATCGAGACCAACCAGGGTGGTGACATGGCGGAGGACACCCTGCGTAATGCGGGCTTCCGCGGTCGCATCATTCGTGTGCACGCCAGTAAAGGTAAGTTTGCCCGCGCAGAGCCGATTTCAGCGCTGTATGAACAGGGCCGGGTGTCACACCGCGGCAACCTTTACCAGCTTGAAAACCAGCTGCTGGAATACGTACCCGCCAGCGCAAAAAAATCACCTGACCGCCTCGACGCTCTGGTCTGGGCCATCACCGAGTTATTCCAGCCGAAAGGCACCACAGTCCGACCATTCACTGCCTGACAGAACATTATCATGAGCAACGACGTCCGTAAGCGATCGCCGAAAATTGAGTCGATGGCCGGGTGCTGGCCGATGATCACAGCACTGCTGGGCGGTACGGCGGCCATGCGGCAGGCGGGTAAAACGTACCTGCCCAGATGGCCTAATGAAGAAGAGGCGTTCTATAAGAACCGGCTTGCAACGGCTACGCTGTTTCCGGCTTTTTCACGTACGGTCGAGGTGCTGAGCGGCAAACCCTTTTCCAGACCGGTGACATGGGATGAGAAAGACATCCCTGCACGTATTCTGGAAATGTTCGGAGATGTGGACCTGCAGGGTACCAATCTCCATTCATTCCTGGCTGACATCTTTGAAGAGGCTATGGCCTATGGTCTTTGCGGCATTCTGGTCGAGCATCCGCCAGCAGATAAACAACTTTCCCTGGCCGAAGAGCGTCAGCGCGGGCTGCGGCCCTATTTCGTTAAGGTCAATGCTAACAGTCTGCTGGATTACGACTCTGAGCGAGTGAACGGGCAGGAAACGTTCACCATGCTGCGCTTTATTGAGACAGTCAGTGAGCGTGACCCCCAGAATGAATTCGTTGTGAAAAACATCGAACAGGTCAGGGTGCTGAATCCTGGCCGCTGGCGGACTTACCGCGAAAAGCTGAACGAAACCAGCGGCGTCCTTGAGTGGCAGCTGCACGAAGATGGCACCACCAGCCTGAACAAAATCACCTTTGTTCCGGTATATGGCGACAAGCGCGGGTTCATGAACGGCAGGGCTCCCCTGGCTGAGCTGGCCTGGCTTAACGTCGAACACTGGCAGTCTCGCAGCGACCAGCAGACCATTCTGCATGTCGCCCGTGTACCGGTTCTGTTTGGCAAAAAGCTGGGGGATGGCCCCATCTCGGTAGGTGCCGCGTCAGCAATCATGTCGGAAGAAGATGAGGCCGACCTGCGTTACGTTGAGCACAGTGGTAAAGCCATCGAAGCCGGTCGTACAGACATCATTGACCTGGAAGAAAAAATGCGTCAGATCGGGGCGGAGCTGCTGGTGATCAAACCTGGCCACCGTACCGTGGTTCAGACACTGACCGACAATGAGGCGAGTACCAGTGCCCTGCAGCGTATGGTATGCGACCTCACTGATGCTGCCCGTCTGGCACTGCAATATATGGCCGAATGGACAGGCGAAGCTGAGGGTGGTCACGTGACTATCTTTAGTGACTTCGGGGCCACCACGCTGGCTGAAGCATCAACAGACTTCCTCATCAGCATGTATGAAACGCGTGCGCTGTCTGACGAGACTCTTTTCAACGAGATACAGCGCCGCGGGCTCATTAACAGTGAGCTCCGCTGGGCAGACGAGCAGGTCCGTATTCGCGCCATGCCACCTCCCACTACAGAAAGGCCGGTGGCTACAATCCCGGAATAATCATTTTCAGGCCCGTGCATACGCAGGGCCTTATTTATTGCCAGCCGCTGCGGATGCAGCGCGGTGCCTCGAGCCGGATGGCTCTTAACCGGTTGGATGACCCTATGAAACTGAAACTCGACGAGAACGGCCAGGTGGTCGTAAACGATGGCAAACCTGTATACGTGCAGGATGACGGCAAAGAAGTTGCCTTTGATGCCCCCGGCACGCTGCAGACTATTTCCCGACTGAATGGTGAGGCGAAATCACACCGTGAGCGCGCGGAGAGCGCGGAGATGCAGCTGAAGAATTTTGAAGGCATCGATGATCCGGCTGCGGCGCTTACTGCGCTGGAAACCGTGAAGAACCTGGAAGACAAAAAGCTGGTGGATGCCGGGGAAGTCGAAAAGGTTCGCTCTGAAGCCGTGCGCGCCCTGGAAGAGAAATATGCGCCCATCGTGAAAGAGCGCGATGACCTGAGCCAGAAGCTTACGACCGAGAAAATTGGCGGCAGCTTCGCCCGCTCAAAATTCATCGCCGACAGGATGAGTATCCCCGCGGACCTGGTTGAAGCCCGCTTCGGGAGCAACTTTCAGGTGGTGGGTGACGCTGTCACGGCGTTTGACCGCGAAGGAAACAAAATCTTCAGTGCTCTGAAGCCCGGCGAAGCGGCCGGGTTTGATGAGGCGCTGAGCATTCTCGTTGAGCACTACCCGTACAAAGACCAGATCCTCAAAGGTACCGGTGCATCAGGCGGCGGTTCCGTTGGCGGTAATGGTAACACCAGCCCCAACACGCTCACCCGTGAACAGTTTGAATCCCTCAGCCCTCATGAGCAGAGTGAAAGAGCATGCGCGGGTGTACAGATTATCGATTAACAGGATATCCCTGAATGGCTAATACCCTGACTCAACTTATACCAGACCTGTACCAGTCACTGGACATTGTGTCCCGCGAACTGTGCGGGTTTATTCCGTCCATCACACTGGACGCTTCGGCTGAACGTGCAGCCCTGAACCAGCCAATCCGCATTCCGCTGACTCCTGCTTCACAGGCTGAGGATGTGAAACCGGGTCAGCTTCCACCTGATGATGGTGATCAGGATATTGGTAATGTGCCTCTGGCCATCACGAAATCACGCATGGTGCCGTTCCGCTGGGAAGGCGAACAACAGAAGGGCATCAAATCCGGCCCGGGCTATCACGGCATTCGCCGCGACCAGGTCACTCAGGCGATGCGCACTCTGGTCAATGAAATTGAAGCTGACCTGGGCCAGCTCTTCCGCCGCGCATCCCGTGCCGCGGGTGAAGCAGGTAAAACTCCTTTTAAAGATACCCTGACGGATACAGCGCAGGTGCGTAAAATTCTGACTGATAACGGTGCTCCTCTGAGTGATTTGCAATGTGTCATCGATACGACTGCCGGCGCGGCACTGCGCACAATGGCACAGCTGACCAAAGCCAATGAAGCGGGTACCACAGCTTTGCGCGCGCAAGGAACTCTGCTTGAGTTGCATGGTTTTACGCTCCGTGAGTCTGCGGGTGTTGCTTCAGTTAATGGTCAGGCCGGGACAACATTGAAACTGGCTGGCGACGAAAAAATTGCTCCCGGAGCACATTTCATTCCCGCCGCCGTCACCGCTGCCCAGGCCTCTGCCGGAGATGTGCTGATTGCCGGACATCATAAATACATTATCGCTCAGGTAGAGCCTGAAAAAGGCATCCACATCTTCGCGCCAGGCGTGCGTGATGAGATTTCGAAAGGGGCTGAGTTGAAGGTGGTGAGTAAGTTTACGGCCAATTTCGCATTCAGTCGCTCTGCCATCATTCTGGCTACCCGTGCCCCGGCGCTGCCGGAGGAAGGGGACATGGCTGATGATCGCATCATGATCACCGACCCGCGCACTAACATGTCGTTTGAAGTCTCCATGTACAAACAGTATCGCCGTGTGCGCTACGAAATCGCTGCAGCATGGGGCTGTCAGAACATCAAGCCGGAACACAGTGCTGTGCTCCTTGCCTGACCACATGCAATCGTTTCATCTTAAACCTTCCAGAAAAGGCAACTTATGCTTACTACTCAGCAGCTGGCTGATGCTCGACGCTATATGGGCTATCCCATGGTGGGAGATACGTCGCCAGATGACCGCAGCGATCTGGCATACGCGCAGGTTACATCAGGACGCTATCAGACGCTGGCTCATCGGCTGAATACGCTGCGGGCTGAGGAAGAAGCAATTGTTGCGAGCTATCTGGTGACACTGGCAGGCCTGGAAAATGGCATCGCCCGCGCAGCAGACAATCTGGATACAGATAAAGCTGCTGTCTGGCAGCGTAACCGGTCTGAAGTGTCAGACCGCACCCGCCTTTACAATCAGTGGCGGCATCAACTCTGTGGTCTCCTGGGTATTCCACCTGGTCCATCCCTTGGCAATGGTGCCACACGTTTAGTAAGGAACTGAAATGGACGCGCACATGCTGTCCGCGAAGGTGAACCAGGCCAATGGTAAGGCCGCAAAAAGGCTTGGGAGTCCAGCCCGACATTTTCGTGCAACATCACCATTCAATCCACTTGAAGCACAGCCACTGCGGCAGATATGTGCCTCCTTCGTTACCGATTACAGTTACATGCGGGCAGCCAGATTTGGTCAGGCTGTACGGCTTGGCATCTTTGATGCGGCCGGGTTTGAAGCGGGTGATATGCTTATTTCAGGCGAGGGAACCTTTTACGTGGCGGCCATGCCGTTATTACAGCCCATCGTGTGCGTTAAGAGTGAGCGTCTGGTCAGTATTCGTCGTCCAGCTCAGCCCGGTAGTGAGGCCGGACTTCAGGAATATGGTGGCACCACTGCAGCAAATGAGAAGCTCATTATGTCCGGATGGCCAGCGAGTGTTCTGCTGAGTCGTGGCGGTGAGCACAGCCCGCTGAAGTTACCGGGCGAGACCCGAAGTGCATGGCACAACATTCTGATGCCCGCATTCCGGGACGTATCTGTCTATGCCGGGGACTTTGTGACAGATGAATCAGGCCTTCGTTATGTAATCAGCGGTACGGAACTGACTGACATGGGCTGGCGACTGACGGCGCTTCAGGGGACTATTTGAAATGGCTAGTACGGATGATGTCGTTCGCTACCTGGCCAGGCGTATTACTGAGGTTATTTATCCCGGCGGCACCCGCTTACCGGGTATTGTAAACGCTTCAGTAAAAATCTATCCGGGCTGGCCTGTTCCTGAAGCATTGCAGAAGGATATCAATAATGGCGGTGTTCACATCTCCGTCTGGCCTCTTCCGACTGAGCGTAAGATCAACACTGCGTTGGGCACCCCCGGTCAGACGATGAGCAAGGGTAAACCGACGCTTCAGTTCAGGGTAAATGGCAGCTTAATCAATGTTGAGGGTATTGCCTCTGCGCCCACTAATGTGCGGGTCAGCCTCGCTGACAGAACATATTTCTTCCATTTCCAGACAGGCGCCACGGCTGAAAAAGTCATTGAAAAGCTCTCATTAGAATTGCCCGGAACATTCACTGTACTCAGTAAACTGTGCGTCCTGATGGTAAATCAGATCAGCGTTTACGCAACAACCACAGGGACGACAGTTCGGGAGCTGCGAAGACAGTTGAAGGATTTTCAGGTAACGGTGTGGGCACCCACGCCGGATCTGAGAGGCCGCATCGGCACTGCGATTGATACCGCTCTTTCTGCGAAGTGTCATATTGACCTTAAGGATGGCGCGCCAGCACAGTTGCTCTATGCCCGACAGTTTGATTCAGACAGATCAGAGAACTGGCATGTCTACCGACGTGACCTGGTATTCAGCGTGAATTACGCCACAACGCAGACCATCGCTGCACCCGGTGTGATAAATACAGTTGTCACTCTGAACGGGCAGCAGCAGAGCACGCGGTAATCACTTTTTCAGCATCATTTTACTCACCCGGAGTCTCTCCTATGCCGATTTATTCTGCCGGCGATCTCAACACGTCTGCACTTACAGCACCAGACCTTTACGTTCAGGTTATTCCACCCCGCGCCCGGTACATAAATGGCGTACCTACAGACGGGCTGGGACTGGTGGGAGTAGCCGACTGGGGACCGGTTAACAGTGCCTTCCGTATTAACTCAGATAACGACATGGCTTTTTATCTGGGGCCGCCAAAAGACCAAAAGTACGATCTGGCTACGGCAGCTGCTATTTCCCTACAGCTGGGAGCCTCGAATCTGAACTGTGTGCGGGTCACCAACGGTAAGGATAAAGCAGCCAGTGGACGGCTGTACAAAAAGGATGGCAAGCAAGCCCTGCTGCTGACTGCAATTTACAGCGGGACGCGAGGAAATCAGATTGTCGCCGGTATTAATAGCGGAACGGCAGTCAATTCGAAAAAGCTGACAATCAGTCTTCCTGGCATCAGTGCTGAAGTCTTCGATAACATTCAGGGGGAAGGTGATGCGCTATGGGAGGCTATGGCTCATGCGGTAAACCACGGACAGATGAATATCCGGGGACCAAGCCAACTGGTGCATGCGTCGCTGGGGACAGCTCCAGTGGCAACAGTGTCTGAAGCCGATAATCAGGATACTGATAACAATTCTAAGAAAGAAAAAACTGCAGATGTTGTAAAACCCGTTCAGCTTACAGGCGGGACTGATGGCATTGAAGATGCCACCAGTAGCGACAAAAATAATCCATCAGTAGCTGTTTCAGAGAAAACGTTATTGGGCTCGGACGGCACGGTCTCAATCCGTACCGGGATGTACGCATTACGCGGCTCCGGTTCGCAGGTTATCAATCTTATTGATGTCACGACCAGTGATTGCTGGCCCGCTATGGCCACTTTCGCACGTTCTGAAGGGGCGTATGCTATCAGCCAGGGCTCGGCTTCAACCGACTGCAAAGCACTGTCAGAGGCACTGAATAAATCGGGTGTTGATGACTGGCATCTTAAACTGATTGTAGGTGACTGGCCCTACTGGAAGGATACCTCAAATGGTATCAACCGTATGATAGCCCCCGCCACGTTTGAAGCCGCGAATATTGCTGCCCGAGCACCTCACATCTCCACACTGAACAAACGTATTCCAGGCATTATTGCTACCGAACGACAACTCGCAGGGCGCTCTTATTCAGTTTCAGAAATTGGAGCCATTAACTCTGCCCGTCTGGACGTCATCACCAATCCCTGTCCGGGAGGCAATTATTTCGGCATGCGCTCCGGGCGCAATACGTCATCGAATCCGACCCAGAACGATGACACTTACACCCGCATGACCAATTTCCTCTCACTTACCATTGCGAAAAGTTTTGGTGATGTCATTGGTCAGAACCATACCGCTGATTTACGTCGTGAGACGAAAAGTACGCTCGAGTCTTTCCTGTCGGATCTTGAGTCACTGAAGATGATTGGCGATCCGAATGGCGGACCAGCTTTTGCTGTGCGCCTTGATGCTGGCAACAATCCGGATGACCGCGTCGCACTGGGCTATATGACAGCCGATGTGCAGGTGAAGTACCTGAACGTGGTCCGCTATTTCCTGGTTAACCTGGAAGGAGGTGGCAGCGTGTCCATCTCCGTTTCGGACAGCCTGTCGCGCTGAATTCTGCCTTATTACTCATTCCGGAGATAAACCATGCCAACCCTGGGCTACACCGTCGGGCGTGATATTGCTGTCGATATCAATACCCCCACGGGGAAACTGCGCATTCCCAAAATCATGAGCTTTGACTCAAAACCGCAGGTCTCAACCCATAAAATCACACCGCTCAATGGCATTACCGACGAATTGCAGATCCCCGTCGGCTGGAACGGCACCATCGCTGCAGAGCGAATGGATGCCACGCTCGATGATTTCTGGGCGAAATGGGAAGACAACTATTACAATGGCATCGATCAGCCCCGCGGCACCATCACGGAAACCATCACCGAAGCCAACGGCACTGTCAGTGTGTATCGGTATGAGGGCGTGTCGTTTCATCTCACCGATGCCGGTAACAAGCAGGGTGAAAAGACCGTGAACCAGACCCTGTCATGGACGGCAAACCGCCGTAAAAAAGTGAACTGAGGAGTAATCAATGGTGCAGGTCAGAGTGCATGAAAAGCCGCCCGCAGTAGCGAAATCGCCGGTGAGATCAGACCTGGTCCGGGATGCCAGTGGGCGCGTTATCACCCTGCGTGAGCTGGATCCGGTTCAGGAATCCCGGCTGACGGTTGCGGTGGGCCCGGAAATGGCCATCAACGTGATGTACATGAACATGTATGCTTTTCCGGCTGCCGCTGTAGCTGACATCGACGGTGAGGAATACCCGTTACCACAGAATCCGAAGCAGATTGAAAGCATGCTTGCCATCCTGGGCAAAAGCGGGCTTAAAGCGGTGAGTGCCTTCCTTCGTGCAAGGTCGAAAGACGACGAAGATGAGGCCACGGAGACCGCCGCAAAAAACTAGCGCAGAACCCCGGGTTTATAAACCAGTGCTGGCTGATGAAAGCGGGGGTTCCGTTCAGCGTGATTTTCCCTGACCTGACAGAGCTGATGCCCCATGAGCGAATTGCCATGGGTGTTGTCATTGGCGAGCTTGAGGGTGGTACCTACAACTGGTGCACACGCAGGTGGGAGGAGGGTAAGTAGTGGACCTTGAACAGTTTGCGCGAGAGATGTCATCTGCATCAGCCAGTATCGCCACCGGACTGGAGGCAGGTTTCCGCGTCATCGTGAAAGAAATTGAGGAAACAGCGAAGGAAGAAATTGGTGTGTATCAGCCCGCTTACGGGCCCTTTGATGCATGGGCACAACTCGCTGAGTCTACCAAAGCAGACCGCGTTCGTCAGGGGTACAGCGAAGATGAGCCGCTATTGCGCTCAGGCGAGCTCAGAGATTCCATCCAAAGTGAGATTGTGGGTCTGGCAGCCATCGTTGGGACCAAAAGTGAAATCGGGCTCTGGCAGGAGGTCGGCACCGAACACATACCGCCGCGTCCTTTCATTGGACCTGCATATGTAAGGAAGTTTGATCCGCTGATGGATTCGATTGGATTGGCGATATTGCGAGGATTCAAAGCCTGGTAAAACAGAAGCCCGTTAGTGGTGGCTTATCGTGTGGACAAAAATCTGAGTCAAACATTTCCAATGAGAGCAGGTCTCATCACAGGGAAGTAGGAGACGATATGAGCATAACTGGTTAGTTGAGGATTTCATGCGAAGCGGCAAGAGTTGGAGGATGTAAGACAAATAAAACCCGGCCGTAGCCGGGGTAAGTGGCTGATTACCAACAGAATAGGCTCTCAGTCTTCTTTTCAGGTTCAGTATTTTCTGACTGCTTCTTCTTTAAAATTATAGAGTTATTCTCAGTCGTTCTAGAAGGGTTAAATTTTTTTTGCCATTCTCTGAGTTCGATTTCTTTTTTGAGATTTTCGCCTTTCATTTCAATACCCTATGATATGCGAGAGAAAAAATGATGGTTAAGATCTTTATCAAAGTAATGCTTGCGCTTCACCCATATAAATCCATCTCCTTTTGATATTATAGCAACATCAATTGGGCCGCCAACGGTTTCATTGTCGTTGGATACTTTTCGCTTGAAAGCTGTGAGGTTTACCAACGATTCTGCCATGTACGCCAAATCTTGCTTTGGTAAAAACTCTATCATTTCAGTTACTTTTGAACTGTATTTATCTGATATATGCCCCTCTACAGTACGCTGAAAATCAGATAAACTGTTTTCTAATAAGTCTTTCGCTTTAGCTATTAATGTTTCCTTTTCTTTAGCTGTTATATTTATTTTATTGATTTCATTGGATATATTTTCAAGCATTCCGTCGTGTTCAACAGATACTCCTGCAAACATAAACTGCTTTAAACTTTTGCTGATACCATGAAGGAATGTTTCGACTTCTTCTTCTTGTGCATAAGCAAAGACGTTACTTGCACCTCCCGATGAGCTTTTTTCAGTATTAGGAGAGAATCTCAATTTCCTATTAAAGAAACCCAGAACGTCAAAGGCTAGTATTGCTGGCATATATTCTTGCTCACCATATCCAGCAAAAACTAATCCCGTGTTATGCCCAAATGGAGATTTCTTGCATGTAATATATGCAAATAACTCAGCAATAACCTCATATAAGCTGTCAGGAATTACAATACCATCCTCTTTAATCAGTCGACTGTCACATATTTCTTTAGCTATAGGTGTGGCAAACTCTTTAGCTGACTGTATATCGCTGTCATTCATTCCTTCAAGGAATTCAGCGTTGGTTAGACCAGATAAGACAACTTTACATCCCTGCTCGATAAGGGTATATGTCTCTAAAATTGTTGGGCTTAAGCCTGTCTCATCAATTTTAGGCTCAATTAGTGTTTTTTCAATATGTGTTATTAAGGCGGGAAAGAATCTATTGTCGTAAGTTTCGATTAAATAGTTTTCACGGATGTCCATTGGGATAATATGTTCACCAGAGCACAAAAATTGCCAAAAGTCCTCAGCATATTGTTGTACTGTATCAAAAGATGAGTCACCAATCTTTTTTCTGTACTGCTTGATAATCATCTCCCATGGAATTCCGCAAAGAGAAGCAGTACCGAAAATCATAATTCCTACAGGGTGGTGTTTGCTGAGGGAAAATAGTTTATCGGCACCATTATAGATTTTATTAATATTATCCCCGCCGGATATGGTTACTGCTGAATCCGCTGCAAGAGATACTGCTGATTTATTAAAAACTGCAATTTCTGCTGTCATAGTTCTGCCCCACTACTTCCCTAGTAAGTGTTTAGCGAACCAGTCTTGGGCTGATTTCGCGACATTAATGAAAGCTTCAACACGATAAGTGAACGCTTCATCAAACGGTGTTCAATTGAAGGTTAAGAATTATCCTATCCTATAGGTTTGCTTACCACCACCCTGATGGATGATCAGTGCTTACCGATAAGGCGCAGTCGGCCACTTCCTATAGGCAAATACATACAACATGATGAAATGAATACCTGGGCATGAAAGCAGCAAGGCCATCTTCCAGCCAAACCCAGCTTTCTGAGCCATGCGAAAGCAGGGTATAAACATCAGCAACCAGATGATCAATGATAGGGCTGCCAGAGGGTTTGGTTGTTCCATTGAGTGTTCTCCTTGAGTTGCATGCTTTTGGTATCGGCAGTCAGCCTTAATTATTCAGTGAGAATGAGCACTGTTTATGGCTTCTTTAGAAAATCAATCTGCACAAGCAGACGCTTATGTGTCTCGATGGCATCCCATATCTGGTCTTGAGTGTCACCGTCCCATTCGGGGCAAACTGCCAGTTCGGAGCGAAATTGCTTCAGCCTGATGTGAATAGCCGCCACTTCGTCGCGATTGCATCTTGTAGCGATAAACTTGAGTTGAGCGTCAGTAGGTGACTTATAAAGCGACTGAACATCTCGGGATTTTTCAAATAACCGGGAGAGCTTATCCATAGCCTGAGGCACCTTTAATTGGCATCAGGCCAATTATCGACAGGTTAACGTTAAAGTTCAGTATCCCTTTTGTATGTTGCGCTCCGCAAACAGAATCGCCGCGGCGGTTTTTTTATGCCTATAAAATGAGGTATTCATGGATGTTCAGGCTTACCGCGTAGCCGTGCGGCTGGCGCTGGATGACCAGATTACGCGCAACCTGCTTCAGGTGAGCCGTGATGCGATTGAACTGAATAAGAAGTTCGTCACCATCACCCGGAACATCAAAGCACTGACCCGTGCGGCCCGCGAGGCGACATCTGCGCTGCGGGCACTCAATCGCTCCCTCAATAATGAGTTCTCTGGTGCGTCACGCGGCGCGCGTGAGTATGCCGGTGCCATCCGCGAGATTGCTGACCAGACACAGCGCATCAACCGGGCCTCCCGTAATGTGCCACTGCTGGCGGGCAGCTACGGCGTAGCAATGACGCTGCCTGTTCTCGCTGTGGGTGCCGCGGCCGCAGGGGGCAGCGGTGGATATGGGAACCATGGCGGAGGACCTGCGCTGCCTCCTCCTGCAGGAAACGGTCGCTGGTGGCATGGCTGGAATAACGGCGTCCCTCCTGGTGGATGGGGTGGTGGCGGGTCTGGCCACGGCGGTGGTAATGGCCGGCCACCAGGCGGAGGCGCATATTCAGACGGTATGACCAATCTGGCCACCGGCTATCTGGGCTTCAGGATGCTGAAGGGTTTTGTTGACGAAGCAGCCCGTTACCAGACCATGACTGAGAAATTCAGACAGTTCGGCATGGGTCAGGCGGCAACTGAAGAAGCACTGCATTTTGCCGAAACCACGCGGGTCCGTGGTTCATCAGCCACTGACATGCTGAAATATCTGGTGGAGGCGCAGGGGGTATTCAGCGAGTCAGGCATGAAGTCTGTGGAGGAGCAGCTGCGCGCGGCAAAACTGGCTGCCCTCGTGCTGGCGCGCATCACCTTCGCCTCACGCGGGCTGGATGAGCACCAGCGCGAAGCCACGGTTGCGAAGCAGATGGATATGCTGCGTTTCACCGAAACCGCGGGCGGCCTGAAAAGCCCTGAGCGGTTTAATCAACTGATGGACGCTGCCTTCCGCGCAATACAGTCCTCCGGGGGCAACGTCGATTTCACCCAGTACCGCCAGTTTATGGCTAAAGCCGGCACTGCTGCGTTCGGCCTGAGCAATAAAGCCCTTTTTGCCGAGCTTGAGCCGATTATCGGCGAGCTGAAGGGCAGTTCAGCGGGTGATGCGCTGATGACCGCCTACAACCGGTTAAACGGCATTATCAAACTGCCGAATCAGGTCGCGCATGAGCTGATGAAAATGGGCATATGGGATGCCAGCAAAATTGAGCTCAACGGCCTGGGAGGCATAAAACGCTTCCGTGGTAACCCGCTTATCAATGCTCAGCTCTTCAGCCAGTCGCCGGTTGAATACTATGAAAATGTCATCCTGCCCATCTATCGCCGTAATCATTACACAGAAGAACAGAAGCAGCGTGAGAATGCCCTGATATTTGGGCGGACCGGCGGCAAGATGTTTAACCTCATCGACAAACAGCTTGAGACCATCCATCACCATGTCGACGCCTATGGCATCGCACGGGGACTGAATGACGCTTACGGTGCGGTCGGCGGAACCTACAACGGTAAGAAAATCGACTTCCAGAAAAAGTGGGAGAACCTGCAGCTGGTGATGGGCAGAGATGGCGGCCTGCTGGACACGTTCACGCAGGGGCTGGATACGCTCACGCTCTCTCTGCAACAGATGGCAGAAATCGCGCACAGGCATCCGGAGATGGCAAAGTTTGCCGGGCAGGCTGCACTGGCCGTTACAGGGCTCGCAGGTATTAGTGGCGGATTCTGGCTCATCAGACATGCGGCAGGCGCACTGCTCAAACCACTGAAGCTGGCGGGCTGGGGCATTGAACTACTGACTGGACGAAGCGCCACAACGGGTCTGACCGGTCTGGCTGCCGCGCTTACCGG